TTTTAAAGTGTCAAGAGCTTCTAAAATTTGTCTTTGATTAGATACATCATATTCTGGTTGTGGTTCTGGTATATTAATTACTACTTTTGCCATTATCTTCTTCCATCTGGTTGAGCGTCTAATCTTAAAGTTCCATATCTCCAAGTCTCACCAGTACCATCATTTTCTATTTTAATTGATACTAGTCTTCCTCTTGCTCTAGTGTCTACCTTATCAGTAGAATTAGTAATTGTAAATGGGCCAAGAGGTGAGCTAGATGCAGTGTTATTTGGATAGTCATTTAATAGCAATGTAATTTTTGAATTACCTGTAAGAACTTTAAAATCAGGTATAAATCTTTTCACAGACATAAAAAACTCTCCATCTCCTCTGTAATCAACCATACCTGTTGTTTGACCTTGTCGGGTTCTAGCTGCTGTAATATCAAAATCTCCGGATTCAATAAAAGCATTAATAGAAGTTGTGCCTGATGAATTAACTTGATCAGTTCCTACCTCATGAGCATAATAAGTTGAAGCTCCATATTTATTTGTAATACCTAAAATATCTTCAAATACAGGTAGTGATGTTTTACTATATTCAGTGGCATATGGCACATCAAATACTCCGGTATCAACATATGAAGTTCTAGCTAATGATGAAGTTGTCCAAACATTTTCCCCATAGTTATATGTAACACATCTATCAATTTGTTCTGATCCTGATTTTGGATAAAACCAATTTACTTCTCCATATAAAGTATTGTGTTCTGCATAAACTATATCTGTTGC